CATGAAGCTGGAAAACCCGCCCTTACTAAGTGGGATAAATCAACAGTCTTTCCCGTTCCAAATTCAATATAAGCGGAATACTTAGCACCTGACCTATTAACCCATGTCAAGTCATCGCTGCCGACTGGCTCCGTTGTTATTAAACCAACTAAAGCCGCTACATTAGTAATATTTCTTTGCGCATTACGTTTTGCATCTGCGTCTATCTTATATGCTGACCTTGCTAGTTCTTTAGCCGCTGCCGCTTTTGCTACCGCGTTGAACTTCCTAGCCATTTGAGCGATACGATTAATTTCTTGGCGTTGTATTTTAGCCGTAATCATACGCCCGTAGAATAAGCAATAATTTTAACAGTACTCTCGTCATTGGTTAGGATAGTGTGAATAGTTAAGTTAAGGCCATTGTAAACGATTCTATACTTGTTTAAAGGCTCTGCACTATCTCCATTCCTATACCTTGCAATGATCTCATACGCCACATTATACGCTAACTGATTAGTTCGCATCTCTCTATCTCCTCCAGTTTCGCGCACACTTCCCCAGGCGGTAAACTCCTCCGCGTAGCTTGTGGTAAACCCGCCTTGACCGTCTGATGTCTTGGTCTGAATATCGAAGCGGATTCGATCCCGCATCTTTCCTATGTTTACGCTTTTCGGCATTAAATAAAGGTTTTTTTGTATGGTCTTAAAATAGCGGATACATTATAAGGTAGAGAGGCTATTGATACGTCTACCGCGCTATCTTGTCTATTCTCGTACATTTCACCCGCTAACATTGCGATGGCTTGTTTAATGGGCTCCGCTATGGCTGAGTTTGATGCTGTGTATTCTACTATATAACCTTGGTTAGTTCCTTGCGTTAATGATAGTATTCTGTTTACTCGTATGTTTTTTTCTTCTAATCCCGTGGATACAAAATCTGTGGTCGCTGTCTCTGTACCGTCTACGCCAACGAGTTTAACCGCGCCTATTGCCGTGACGGGGCTAAATGGTAACTCTAAGTTATAATACGTCCCGTCTAAGTCCCGCGCTTCAAAATTATAGAAGTAAGACTTAAGTGATTTAGTTACTAAAGCTTGACCTATAAACTGCTCGACTAGCATTCTAGCCGACTTAATAACGCTTGTAATAATGTCGTCATCAGTGCTAAAGTCAACGCGTATAAAGTTCTTTAAGTAAGTGTTAGTTATTGGCTCGCTGCCCGATTCGCTTACTACTTGATTTTGTACAATCATTTCTTACGCATTTTCTTTAACGGTTTAGTATCTAGTTTTGCAATTGGTTTAGTCACTTTCTCACTCTCTAATTGCTCACGAACTACGCAAATAGATATTAAATACCGCCCTTGCATATCGCTGACTTCGTACTTGTCGCCCTTTGATCTCATTGTGTGGCTCGGGTCTAAGTGTCCTCTAACAGTTTCAACTATCATAGTAATTATTTTAAACAAAAGTAACAAAAAAGCCCCGCACTATGGCGGGGCTTAATTTCTTGTCGGGTAAGGCTATTAAGAAATAGCAGTAATCACATCAGAGAAAGTATCAAAGAAGACAGCATTTTGGTAAGGCTTGGCTAACGCGAGTCTTTCCTCAATTACAATAGTAAGCAAGTTTTTAGTCGCGTTATCAGCATCCTGATCGTAAAAGCGTACACTTGGCGCTTCACGTTGATATCCCATACCTGCACGGCTATCCATTACGATAAACGATCCAGCGGTTACGGCAGTAGAAACGAATACAGGAATACCCAAGATAACTAAACGACCATCGGCTGTGAAGTTAATACGCTTAAGGTAATCGCCATCAGTAGCTTTTAAGCTAATGATTTTGTATAGCGATGTCGGGTGAATCATTATAGCGTTCATGTTGTACTCAACGGCAGCTAAAGCACCAGCGGCCGCAATAATCGCATCAACTTCTTGAGCGTTAGCAATACCAGATAGACCAACATTAGCGGCAGTCAATAGGCCACTTCCAACGGTTAGACCTTCTAATTGTAAAGGAGATCCTGTTCCGGTACCGAATAGTAATTGCTGATCTTCTTTATCGTAAAGATCCTCTAAACCTTGGAAGGTTAAGAAAGAAGACAAGGCGGGTAGATCGTTTATAATCTCCTCAGAGGTTCTAATGAAATGCGCGATCTTACGAGCAGGAGCAGTCTTTAATGCAATATCTTTATCGGTCTGAGGTTTTGAAGCTCCACCGTTAACGTTATTGGCTCCACCTTCTCCACCTGTCTGTAATACATAAGGAACGTTGTCACCCGTCATTTGCCCAAATGCTAATACTTGGCGAACACGCTCTTTTCTGCGCACATTCCCGAAGATACCAGGGACATAAGCATTATCCACTACTTGACCAGTGGTTGCAGTAGCAAAAGTCATATTTGCCGCGGCTTTCATCTCGAAAGCACCCATGCTCCCACTTTTATAGCCTTGCTCTTTCCAAGACTTAATTTCGGCTTCTTGCTCCTTAAAGCTCTTAGCCAAATGGCCTTGTGTAGAGAGTACCATAGCTTTGTTTGCGCTGGCTCCTTCATTCTTAAGCTTCTTAAACTCTATTTCTAGGGTATCAAGTTGCTTTTGCTTTTCGCCATCGGACTTAGTAACCTCCGCTTTGTAGTCGTTTAGAGTTCCCTCTAATTGGCTCTTTAGTTCTTTTACTTTGCCTTCATTCTTCTCAACTAAGTTATTGTTGATTGATTCGATTTGGGCCTTTAGCTTCGTTTCTAAAGCTGAAATTTGTTCGTTAGGATCCATTTTGGATTAATTAAATTAATGATATTTTACTGATATCTATAATCGGCTCATTATTCTGAGTGCTTCGCGGCTCTGTAATAAGTGATTCATAACTAGATTTTATTTGAAGAAGCTCAATTTCTAAGAGGTTAAACATCTCATCCGTTAAGCCTGAGCCTTTGCGAATTAGTTTAGTAATCTTATCCATTCGAGCCGCTAGGCTTACGCTTTCTTTTTCTCTTAACTCGGGGCTACTCTTAACATTAACTACAGGTGTATCTCCATTGCTTCCAAAGGTCAATACTGAACCCTCAAATAACATTACCTCTTTTACCTCGTTAAATTTCCCGTTGTATTTTTCTTTGTCGGTCATTCGCATATACCCTATGGAATGCTCGTTTAATATACCCTCTTGCATTAGCATCAAGGTGTCTTTACCTAAAGTGCTCTGACTCATTTGAGCCACGTACTTAAGCCCTATTTCATCCTCGTATAGTTCAAGAAATTTACCTATTGGTTTATCTGTATTGTGACCGCGTAGGAATGCAATCTTTCTATTTCCTTGGCTTTGCGGGCCTCGTTCAGATATAGACTTATTAAACGCTCCACGCATTAACATATCGTTATCGCTATCAACTACATCGAACGCGCTTAAGTAACCTTCTACGGTCATCTTAGCCATGTCTATGCCTTTGATTTGATTTACCCCTCTAAAGTCTTGCGTTTTATACATTCCTTAATATATGAGGCAAAAATAATTAATTGAATTTAGAGGTGTATTTCTGTATCTTTGGGAAAAACTATTAATGACCACTAGCGATCAAGTCGAGAAGTATTGTAATATTATTCGGAAGAAGTTTAGCACGAATAGGAAAATGTCATACCCGCGCAGGGTTAAGCATACCCGCGAAATGGTCTATTACTTAAACACAACCCACGCTAGGCAGTTAGACCCTGTTTATGTGCTTAAGGTTCTGTGTTTGGATTATGATCGAGGAGTGTACGATATAGAGGGCGAGGATTAAATCAAATATCTTCAATATCCTATAAAACCCGAAAAGCTAAAACACACCTACAATTTACCACCTCATTAGCCGGCGCGCCCATATCCCCTGGCTTTTGCATTTCCGCATTGTCAAATTTAAATGGATCGTTCATTGGTAATTCGGTTCCGTTCATAGCTCTGTGACTATCCCGCTCCCGTCCATCTAAACGAGTAAGCCACGTTTTAGCCATAGGAAGCCCCGTTGCTTTTGCGCCCCTCATGCTCCCCTCATTGCTAGCGGTTAATACTTCCGTTCGTGCTATGGTTTGCGCTCGCCATTTCTCTTTTCGCCATTGCTTGGGGAAACGACTCTCTAGCCGCTTGGCTGTTTCAATCATTCCTAGCCCCTCGTCGAACGCCTCGTCTGTGATCTGTTTAATTAGCGCTAAGGCTCTCTTTTTGCTTGTCTCGGTTATGGTTACAATCCGATCCCCCGCGTTTAGTAAAACCCAATTATTAACCTCGGCCTGCCATAGGAAAGCGAATGCCTCCGGGTCATCTACCAATGATCCTTTTTTAGTGACTAATTGAATGCCGCTAGACTTAAACGAGCCTGCGGTATCGCTCATAAAGTCGGCCCCTACGCGATTGTAAAGGCTTATGAATACTTTGTGTATTGGGTCTTTAGTGATTCGGCTAACTGCCTGCTCTACTTGTGGCGTGGTGAATGCGTATTTAAATGCATCTATAATAGGCTGGATTTGCTCGTCTAAGGCCTTTTGAAACTCACGGGTGTAATACCTATCGTATCGTAATTTCCTACGGTCAATCCTTGCCCATTCTCTCCTTCTGTTCATCGGCTGCCTTGTTTAGTTTCTTGAGTTCGTCTATTACTACGTCTATTCTCAACATCCAAGAGCCTACCGCCCTTATTACTAGAATCCCGACAATAATAAAAAAAATTCCTATTAAATATACCATAGTGTTTGTTTTATAGGCTTTTTTTATATAGGTGATCCCAAGGCTCCTTTATGATTAGCCAAGGCGTTTTGTTTATTATCCAAAATATACCGATAGCTTTCATTAACTCAAAAACAAGTCTTCTAATGTGAGCTCTTAACCTAGTGTGATTGCTCATAATGTTGCTTTGTTTCCCGCAATATAAACCAAAAATAGTACTTTACAGCTATTTCTACTTATTAAAGTAATCAGCTCGTTGTTGTTTCATCTCGTCCGACTCCATAAAGCTTGCGTCTAAAGGTATCGCATTAGCAGGGTAAAGGTTTACATCTAGGCCGTCTAGCGAGGGATAGCCTTGCACTGTGCGCTTCTCGTTCTCTGTTAGCCAAGGCGCTTTGCTTAACCACTCCGTCTGCTCTTTTCGGTCGGCCTGTAGTTCTGGGACGTTATCCGTTACCATTTCTAGCTTCAAATTCTTACCGTAAGCGGGCATTATGGAACGGTTATACTCATCTACGAAGCTCTGAACCATTGGCAGCACTCCATCAACGTAGGATATTTTTCTCGCCTCTTTCATGTTGTTGTAGGTGCTACTATCCATTGAGCCAAATATTTGTGGCTGCACGTGGAAGACAGTACATAGCTCCTCCCTAGTCATCTTCGCGTCTTCGATAAGCGCAAGGTCTACTGGGTTGGCGCCAAAATTTATATATCCATAATCGCCTTCTGACCATATTACGCGGCCCTTATTATCTGTGCCTCTGACTTTCTTGTCAAGTTGATTTTGCGCGGTTTTTATCTGGGCGTCTGTTAGATCTTCCATCTCCTTGTCGAACTTTTTATAAAGCAATCCAAGAGCGCCCATGTTATCGAATGATTTCTTACCCGCGTCTATATTGCTATTTGCTTTCTGGATCAACCTCCACGCTGCGCGCAAGGGGCTAATACCGTACACGTAACCGCTAAAATCAAAGTCGTAATTGGCATAACGTAAATGCATTACCTCGTCGGGTGAGAAGTCATTTTTCTTAGATGCCCCGTTGTAATTGACCCTGTAACCGCCAACGGGTTCAAAGTTCGTCCCTGTTACTATCTCGGTAATAGTAGCGGGTAAAACGTGCATTTCTAATATCTTACCCTTGTTGATTCCGTTTTCAATCTTAGGAGCATAAACGTAGCTATTCCCGTCTATCTCCTTAAACCCGTAGAGCTGTTCAAAGTACTCTTGCTTTCCTTGCCATTGGTTAGGGTTGTAAATCACGTCTAAGGCCTCATGGCTGGGATAGTAAACCTTTTCGCCTCCTGGCTTTGTTTCGCATACGGTTAAATCTACCGCAGCTGCCTTCTGTGCTTTCCATTGGATAATGGCATAAACTAGTGGGTTGTAGTTGTAGCCTTTTTTAACATAGGTCTGAGTATTATCCCCTTTGTAAATCGGGACGTTAGAGCCCATCCATTGCATGAATAGCGCTTGATTAAGCTTTTGCGCTGGGTCAGTAAGTTGTTTTAAAACTTCTAAATCATTCCCCTTTTTGCTTCTAAATCTATCGAATATGCCCATATTACTCAAATGTAAATTTTCTTTTTCCTACTCTATTTTTCTCAATAATCCCCGTTAATACATCGGGCGCGTCATCGTGCTTGTTTTTGCCTTTGCTTGTGTATCTCCTAATTGCATCGCTAAACTCAGGCCATTTGCTTTGCCATCCTTCTGGGTATCTTATGAAATTTTGCACGTTTGCGCTCTCGTTAAAGATTCTCGCCTGCTTGTTTTGGCTTTGATGGAACCAATCTACTGTACATATTATATTACCTTCTTTTAAGTTTCGCTCAACATTACGCGCAAAGCCTCGTCCTCCGTTGTTACTTTCAATATCTACTTTTTTACACTCAGTTCGCTCTATCTGAGAGGATACTAAACGCTCTGTAATTTCCATTGGTTTTTGAGTGTAAACAACATCTAGTAAATAAAATAAACCACCATGCGTTAAGTAAATAATTGAACAAAGATAATCTTCTCCAGTATCGGCGGTATCTACATAAGCCTTGACTTTTATAGGCCCTTGAGTAGGTAGTTCGGTGTAGGTGTAGAACTTAGTGTAAAGCATTCCCTCACGCGGTACAGGGTTTTGCATATATTGCCGCTCAAATACGGTAGGATTTGCCCTTCTCATGCTTTTTAAATCTTCCAAAGTATGTTTATAAGGCCATAGCGCTTTGCCGTCTTGGATTGCTGGAATATCTACCACCTCCCAAGGTTCTTCGTTTTTCTCTAACAGATAACCACATAAGTCCTCGGGGTGCAATCGCTGCATTATTATAATGATAGGAGTTAGCCGGTGGTTCACCCTATTCTTAATTGTGCTATCGTATCGCTCATTTATCCTACCTCTTACTGTGGCGCTTTCCGCTTCATCTGGCTTGATAGGATCATCTATTATTATTGCTCCATCAAACTTACCGCTTGGGGTAATTGATCCAGCACCGAAACCAGTAACAGAACCGCCCGCACCCGTGGCATAAACTCCCCCGCCTTTATTGGTGTACCATTTCTTTTTAGCGTTACTATCGTTCTTGATACCTACCTCTGGGAATAACTCTTGATACTCCGCGCTTATTACCGTGTCTCGTATGCTTTCCGAGTTATCCAATGCTAGACTATCCGAATAGCTAAGGTGAATAAACGACGCGCTAGGGTTGTTTGCTAAGCACCATGCAATAAAGTTTTTAACCGCTATTTGTGTCTTGCCGTAACGCGGGGCTATGTTAATCATTAACCTGGTGCATTCACCAGAATAAACCCGATACAATGCGTTTATTATCCTCTGGTGGTGTGGCGCTACTATAAATGATTGGTTTTGTAGCTTCTTATGGAAGTACCTATTAAATAGCAAAAAAGAGGCTTTTAGGGCCTCTCTATAATATACTTGTTTCTTTGGATTATAGTTCATCCTCAAAACTACTCCTTAGCTTCTCTTTGTCCTCTTCGCTTATTTCTGAATATTTAACATTAATGGCTCTGCCCTTTGTAGTGTGGTCTACATAGGATTGGTTTAGCTTTTGGTGTTCGTCTGGTGTTGCTATTAGCCTGTATAATGCCAACAACTCACTAGCTTTGTTTGACTTGTAAAGCTTAGCCCTAATACTACTCTTTGTCTTTACCTTATTAATCTCTAGTAAACTCTTAAGGGCGTTCAGTTCGTACGACTCAGCTGGATAAAATTCGTAAAAGGTTGTTTTGCTTATTGGTAAAAAGGCTACAATATCCTCAATGTAAAAAAGGTTATTCGCTTTTACCTGCTCCTCTGCCTGCTTGTAAATTTGTTGCTTATCGTATGCCATAATATTTTAATCCTTTTTAGTGTAAGGTGTTCCGTTTATCTTTATGGGTATTGCAGGGTCTAGCTTGGTCATTCGGTCTATTATTATTTGGCAATACTTTTCATCTAATTCCATACCATAGCACTTACGTTTTAATTGATGTGCTGCTACCATTGTGGAGCCTGAACCTAAAAAAGCATCATAAATCATTTGCTTTTTTTTACTACTATTTTCTACTGCTCTACTTACAACTTCAATCGGTTTTTGTGTTGGATGATATTCATTAACACTATCTCTTTTAAATTCCCATACTGTTTTCTCATCTGTTGCTCCAAACCATTGTATAGATTGCCCTTCTTTATGTCCGTAAATACAAAGCTCATAGTTAGGTATGTATTGGCTCATAAAAGCACCTAACCCACTTTTTACCTTATACCAACATATTATGGCTCTAACTTTTATTGGTGTTTGAGATAATCCTTCAAATGTTTCTATTGATTTGCCTCCAGCATACCAAATATAAAAAGGCGCATTATCTTTAGAAAACACACAAGCAGTATTTATAGAATCTTGAAATAGATTAGACAAATCAACACCTTGTAATTCATCATTTTCGATTCCTTTTCTTTTCTTTTCATTATGCCCACCTGTGTAATCTACTCCATAAGGTGGGTCCGTAAATACCATATCAGCCTTATTGCCATCCATTAACTTTGCCACTTGGTCTGAATCTGTACTATCACCACAAAGTAACCTATGCTCTCCTATCTCAATTAAATCTCCTAATATAACATCAACCTGCATATTATCAGGCTCCGTGTAGTCGTCCTCTTCCGCTTCTAGCACCTCATCGTCAACTCCCCAATCAGGCGGCAAATCAAGCCCCCAATCTTTTAGCTGTTGTTCGTCCCATTCATTTGCAAGGTCATCCCATTCCCATTCTCCAAAGCCTACGTTGTCTTTTATTAGAAACTCTGCTTTTTGTTCTTCCGTCCAATCATCTGCTAAAACTACTGGCAGCTCTTTTAAGCCTATTTCTTTTGCTGCTCTTAATCTCATATTGCCGCCTAACACTATTAGCTTCTCGTCCGTGTCGGTGAAGCAAACAAGGGGCCTTTTGTTCAGCATATCAGGAAACTCCGTTAGCGACTGCTTGAGCTTCTCAAACTTCTCGTCTCGGATAAACCTTGGGTTCTTTGGGTTTGGTTTAATTTGGGATATTTTTGCTTTTGCCATAATGCTCTCTTAGATCGGGGCTAAGTTAGCGAAATGATTAAAACAAAAAAGCCTAGCAAATCTGACTTCGCTAGGCTTTCCGTAAACAACCCTACAAGCACAACCTATGTAGATCGTAAAT